CCACTTTACAACCAGATGATAGCAGGAGAGATTTCAGAAGATGAATATGAGATGCAAAAAGAGATTAATGTGCAGGAATTTATGGAGTGCGATGAAAAACTGGAATTTTATCTGGAAGAAATCAAAAAGATAGAAAAGTGTTTCAGTAAAAATAATCCATGGATAGAAATGTTTTCTGAAATGGTGATTCCGGAAGAGATTACCAGACCAGATGTAAAGAGATGGATAGACCGGGTGGAATCTTTTCGATATGAAAAAATAGAAGTACAGTTTAAAAATCGGGAATGGAAAGAAATGTTACCTGAAGAATGGTTTGAGGAGGCATAAGATGGCACGAAAGAGCAGAAGAAATAATAACATTATTGAAAAGAAGCAGGAGATGATGACACCGGAAATCATAACAGGACCGCAGTTGGAGACAGGTGTCTATGCCAGACTTTCCGTAGAAAAAGATAATGAAGAAACGATACAGACACAGATAGAGATGCTTCATCAATATGTTGAAGAACATGGAGAATATCATCTGGTAGATACTTATGTAGATAATGGTTATACAGGAACAGATTTTGACAGACCAGGATTTATCAGAATGATGGAAGATGTGCGGACAGGAAAGATTCAGTGCATTATCGTAAAGGATTTGTCCCGCTTTGGAAGAAACTTTATAGAAACAGGCTATTATATAGAAACAATTTTTCCATGTTTGAATGTCAGGCTTATTTCTATTAATGATGAATTTGACAGTAGCAGGGAAGAAGATAGAAACAGCATCGTGATGCCAGTAAAAAATATGATTAATGAAATGTATGCGAAAGATGCTTCCAAGAAAAGAGTGTTGGCTTTTGAGATGCAAAGTAAAAGAGGAGATTCCACGATAGCAAGGAGCATATATGGATACACCGTTGATAAAAAGGAAAATCAGTTAAAAGTCAATCCAGAAACAGCTCCGATAGTGCGGGCAATTTTCAGATGGTATCAGATGGGACGAGGAACAGGAGCTATAGTAAAACGTTTAAAAATGCTTGATATTATGACACCTCATGCATATAAGGCAACCCATGAGCTTGATATGGCTATACCAGATACAGATCGTTGGACAGGGGACAGAGTAAAAACAATTCTTGTGAATCAGGCATATATCGGTACAACTATTTATGGAAAAAGAAAAAGAGCAAAATACAGAAATATGCCGGAACATCACACAGACCCGAAAGACTGGGTTATCCATGAAAATACACATGAGTCGATCATTGCCAGACCAGATTTTGATGAAGTTCAGAGAATATGGAATCGGGCAAGAGAAAAATATAAAGAATCTGTGGAGCGTGGATTGGCGAGACAGAGGGATATAGTAGATAGCTTTCCTCAGAAAGTCAAGTGCATGGAGTGTGGAATGACTATGACCTATATGCGTTATACCAACTTTGGCCAGTCCCATGGTATAAGAAAAGGTTTTTATTATTGTAAAGAATATGATGGAAAACCGGGATATTGCAGACAGAAAGTGCATGAAGATCTGTTAAAGATTACAGTTATGGATCAGATCCATAACATGATACAGGCAATGTGTGACCGGAAAGTGCTTCTTGAAAAAATGAAAGAAGGAAGTTATGACAAGGGTGAGTTGGTATCTTTGCGTGTGAGAATACAGAATATGCAATTTAAACTGATGAAAGCAGAGGAAACCAGTGCAACTTTATATGAAAATTTTGCAACAGGCTTGCTGGATGAACAGGAATACCAGATGTTACGGGAACATTATACGGAAGAAAAAGAAAAACTGGAAACTGGAATACGTGAAGCACAGACAAGGAAACGAGTTGTAGAAAAAAGTATAGAAGAATTTTTAGAAGTAGAAAAGAATTTGGAAAAATATCTGGATGAGCGTTCTTTTAATCAAAAGATGATAGATGAACTGGTAGAAAAGATTCATGTCAGTTCAAAAGGAATGATTGAAATACAAATGAAATGTTCAGATGTATTCCAGAAGATAACGGAAATATTGGAGTGATGATTTATGAAGCTGGCATTTTATTTAAGACTGTCACTGGCAGATGGTGATCTTGGTAAAAATAATAAGGATGAGAGCAATAGTATTGAAAACCAGAGATTGATTTTACAGAACTTTGTAGAATCTATGGATGAACTGGATGGGGATGTTACAGAATATGTCGATGATGGGCATACTGGAACGAACTTTAACCGTCCGGCATTTCAGGCAATGGTGGAAGATGCAAAACGTGGGAAGATAGAGGTTATTCTTGTAAAAGATTTATCCAGAATCGGAAGAGATTATATTGGTGTGGGAGATTATCTGGAACAGATATTCCCAATCTTAGGTGTACGTGTGATTGCAGTCAATTCCCAGTATGACAGTAATAATTATATTGGAAATACGATGGGTTTGGAGATGAGCATCAGTAACCTTATCAATACCTTATATAGCAGGGATTTGTCAAAAAAATTTAAAAGCTGCGTCCAGACGAAGTGGAAAAAAGGTATTTCTACTTATGGTCGTGTCCCGTTTGGGTATAAAAAAGGAGAGGGACAGCAGTGGGAAATAGACCCGGAACCTGCAAAGATCATACGGCTGGTCTTTGAACTGGCTTTGCAAGATTATAGCACATTAATGATTGCAAATGAATTAAATGAAAGAGGTATTCCGACACCGGGAAAGTTCCGAAAGCAGAGAAAAGAAAATATTGTCTGGAACAGAAAAGTAGCAGATGAAGAATGGCTGTGGGATGCAAGGATGGTTTGGATGACGCTGCGTAATTACACTTATACGGGTGCATTGGTGCAAGGGAAGACAAGCACTATCCGAGTAGGAAGCACTGAACGGCGAAGAACCAAAAAACATCAGCAATTCATTACAGAAAATCACCACAAGGGAATTGTGACACATGAAGAATTTGAAGATGCACAGAGCGTTATAGGAAAACAGAAAGAACGGGGGTTTGTCCAGGATTCTGGTTTCTCACTAAAAGGAAAAGTAACCTGTGGAAATTGCAAATTAAAAATGATGTATAACTATGGGGCAGTACCGGTTGTGTACTGTGCCCATACATCAGCAGCAGGAAAAATGTCTACCTGCGATAAGACTAGGCATAAGGTGAAAAAGATTGAGAGAATTGTATTAAATGCACTTCGCAGACAGCTAGAGATATTTAAACAGCTTGCAAAAAAACTTGAGGAAGAACAAAAAAATAAACAGACGGATCTGCCGGCAATACAAAAAGAAATGGAAAAACAACTGGAAACACTAAGAGAAGAACGGATACGCCAGTATGAAGCATATGCGGAAGGAATGACAGACCGAGAATGCTATCTGAAAGTAAAAAAAGAGCTAAATCAAAAAATAGATAAAATACAGGAAAAATACGAGAGACTTCTGACGATCACAACAGAAGATGGAGAACTGATGAAAGAAATTCAGGTCGTAAAGCAGGAAGCGGAACAGGCAGAAGTATTTGATAAAATGACAAGACATATAGCAGAAACATTTATAGATGAAGTCATAATTTATGATGCTGAAAAAATAGAAATTAGGTTCCTGTTTGATGATCTGATTGCAGAAATGACAGAAAAAATTGAAAGAGAAGAAAAGGAGGATGTGGCAGTATGACAGCAGGTAATTTTATAAAAAAGGGAATCATGCCATTAATTCTGATGGGGATACTTACATGGCTTGGACAGTACATATATATGGAAAATGGCTGTGTGGACTGGTTGCGTTTTATATTAGTGTATGGTATCCCTGTTGGGATTCCATATATGTTTATCATTGTACCAACGAGATGGAGTTTGTCTGGAACGGTAGGAATGGCAGCTTTTTGTGTGATAATTGGGGCATTGTTTGGAGTTGTGTTAGCGGCAGTGATTGTAGTACGGGCAGTCTGGTATGTAACAATGTTTCCATTAAGCTGCTTGGTACGACATAGAGAAGGGAGAAATGGAATATGAGTACAGGAAAGAATATTAAAAAAGTACGCAAGTGGCGTGGCATAACACAGGAGGAACTTGGAAAAGCTCTTGGCATCGGAGAGGGA